ACCGATTCGGGAGAAGATACAAAACAAGAAACTGAAGAAACAAAAGAAGAGACACCACAGAAAGAAGAACTTGAACAATATAGTGAAGGTGTCAAAAAAAGAATTGCAAAACTTACACGTAAAATGCGTGAAGCAGAACGTCAGAAAGAAGAAGCGATTACGTATGCTAAATCTATAGCGGATCAACAAAAGCAACTACAAGATAGGTATCAAAGTTTAGATACGAACTATGTATCTGAGTTTGAAAATAGAGTTAAATCTAATCTTGAGGCTGCTAAAATTAAATTGAAATCAGCTATTGATTCACAAGATGTTGACGGTCAAATCGCAGCACAAACAGAAATAGCAGCTCTAACAATGGATGCTGCAAGGCTAAATCAAGTAAAATCTCAAAAACCACAAGAGCCACAGGCTGTAGAGCAACCTGCTCCACAACAACAAGGCTATGCTAATGCAGGGCAATTGAAGCAAGCAGCGCAACAAATGGACCCAAAAGCAGAAGAATGGGCCTCTAAGAACGCTTGGTTTGGTACGGATAGTGCGATGACTTACACAGCATTTGACATACATAAGAAACTGACGGAAGAGGAAGGATATGATCCTTCTAGTGATGAGTATTATCAAGAAGTGGATAAACGGATAAGACTTGAATTTCCTCAAAAATTTGGTACAACAGAAAATACTACACAAGAGAAACCTTCTCAAACTGTAGCATCAGCCAAACGTCCAGGTATGGTAGGACGCCGTAAAACTGTGAAACTCACACCCTCACAGGTCGCAATAGCTAAACGATTAGGTGTGCCACTTGAAGAATATGCGAAACAATTAGTCGCGAAGGAGGCATAAGCATATGGAAAATGAAACAAAAATAAATAAAACTTCCCGCGCGAGTCAAACTCGAGAGAAAGACTCTCGACCTAAAGTTTGGACTCCACCATCATCTTTAGATGCACCCCCTGCTCCAACAGGATACAGACACCGTTGGATAAGAGCCGAAAGTATGGGACTTGACGATGCTAAAAACGTCATGGGTAAATTAAGGTCTGGATGGGAGTTAGTAAGATCTGACGAATATCCAGAAGGAGATTTTCCAACCGTAAAAGACGGCAAACACTCTGGGGTAATCGGAGTTGGTGGCCTATTGCTGGCTAGGATACCGGAAGAGATCGCGAAGTCTCGAGAAGACTACTTTAAACAACAAGTAGCTGATCGAGAGCAGGCAGTTGAAAACGACCTTATGAAGGAACAGCACCCAACGATGCCGATCAACCAAGAACGGCAGAGTCGTGTAACTTTTGGTGGCTCTAAGAAGAACTAATCTTTTAGTTATTCCGAAACCATCAACTAAACTAACAAAGGAGTAAAACAAATGGCAAATCAAGACAGTGCTTTTGGTTTAAAACCTGTTGGTAAGGTTGGACAAAACGCAGATAACGGCGGTATGTCAGAATATCAGATTGCTGATAACGAAGCATCTTCGATATTTCAAGGTGACCCTGTTATACCACAAGCCTCTAACACAGGCTTTATCGACGTGGCGGCTGCTGGTAATACACTTCTAGGTGTATTTTGGGGTGTAAACTATACAGACCCTACAACTGGAAAACCAACGTTCAAAAACAACTATGCACAAACAAATATCACCACTGGTGATATTGATGCTTTCGTATATGACGATCCATACGAGAGATTTGAGGTACAAGGTGATGGTGCTTCAGCAAGAACAGATATATTTAAAGTAGCAGATATCGTATACGCTACTGGTTCAACAGTAAATGGTACATCCAATGTTGAGCTAGACGTGTCAGATTTAGCTGCAACAGATGGCCAACTTAGAGTCATCGGTATATCTACTGACCCACAAAACAGCGAATTGGGTTCTGACAATATAAACTACATTGTTTATATTAACGAACACACATTCCACACAGCATTATAATAGGAGTAATTAAATTATGGCTATATCACGTAATCAACTAGTTAAAGAACTAGAGCCAGGTTTGAATGCACTATTCGGCTTGGAATACAATCGTTATGAAAACCAACATGAGGAAATCTTTACCAAAGAAACTTCTGACAGAGCTTTCGAAGAGGAAGTAATGTTAAGTGGCTTTGCTAATGCCTCTGTTAAACCTGAAGGTTCCGCAGTTACATTTGATAACGCGCAGGAAACTTACACATCAAGATATCAGCATGAAACTGTTGCATTAGCTTTCTCAATTACTGAAGAAGCTATTGAAGACAACTTGTATGATAGACTGTCAAGCAGATACACAAAAGCTTTGGCACGTTCAATGGCTAACACCAAACAGGTGAAAGCTGCTAACGTTCTTAACAGAGCTTTTAACTCTAGCTTTACAGGTGGTGATGGTAAAGAGCTTTGTGCTACTGACCACCCAACCATTTTTGGAACTGTCAAAAATGAGCTATCAACATCCGCTGACCTTTCTGAAACATCTCTTGAGCAAGCGTTAATTGATATTAATGCGTTCACAGATGAAAGAGGATTGAAGATTGCAGCAAGAGGAGTAAAAATGATTATTCCTTCTGAGCTTCAGTTCACAGCAGAAAGAATCATGAACTCTGCTAACAGAGTTGGAACTGCTGATAATGATCTTAACGCAGTAAAGAGCATGGGTATGATCCCACAAGGTTATGTAGTGAACAACTACTTAACTGATACAGATGCTTTCTTTATCATTACTGACGTTCCTAATGGTTTAAAATACTTTGAAAGATCACCAATCAAAACTTCAATGGAAGGTGATTTTGATACCGGTAACGTAAGATACAAAGCAAGAGAAAGATATTCTTTCGGCTTCTCTGACTTCAGAGGTATCTTTGGTTCACCAGGTGCATAATAAGTAGTTTTATAATCACTTTTAAAAGGGGCCTTATGGCCCCTTTTTTTATGGGAAAGCTCCTTGACTTTATGGGAAAATCGTGTACAAAATAAAAGCGGATAATATAGACAAGGAGATATATTATGACCGCACAGCCACAGTCTCTAATCGCTGAGAAAATCAAGTTAGAATCTCAGTGGAATTCTCAATTCTTAAATGCTGGTAAAGAAACTCATGAGATGAAATCTATTGAGGAAAGAATCAAGAGAATCTTAGCAAAATTAAGATGGAGACAACAAAGTTACGATAGTCATTTATTTTTTGAATAGACTTGCTCTCTAAAGAAAAAGGTTTATATTGAAACCTCTAGGGAAATAAACATACAGACTGACCTAGCAGACGAACGTAGAGACTGTATGTGATTTACTACGGAGGTAAATAAAATGGCAAATACAACTTTTTCAGGTCCTCTAAGATCTGAAAGCACAGTTAAAACTGTTAGTAAAAACGCTACCACAGGAGTTATTACTGAAATCATTACTATGGGTGATGCGCCCGTTGCATTAGGAGATGAGGATAAAACTCTTGATGCTGCAACGCATAGTGGAAGAACACTTGTAGTTCCTGCAATCGCAGCGAACAGAACAATTACTTTACCAGCTCCAGTTGCCGGTCAAAGCTATAAGCTTATTTATGGCGGCGCTGCAGAAGAAACAGAAAATGTAATTATAGTAACACCAGGAAATACTAATTTCTTTATTGGTGGTATTGTTCATTTAGATTCTAACGCTGATAACGTATCTGTTTACTCTGATGGAAACTCTAACTCTAGTTTAACTCTTACAGACACTGGCCTGTTTGAAATTAACATTGTAGCTAAAGATAGTACAAATTACTATATTTGGGGTTACGCAGAAGGTGCAGACGCACCTGCATTTGCAGACCAATAAGAATAATTAATATGGGGCTTCGGCCCCATATTTACTTAATTAAGGAGAAAACAAATGGCAAGTAAAGGCGACGTAAAAGCAGTAAGAGTCACAGCGACAGGAGCAGTTTTTGCAGGTAGAACTAGACTCAGAGGAATTATTTTAGCATCTGATGGTGGTGGAGCAGGAACAATTATTTTGCAAGACAACACAGATAGCACAACTTTATTTCAAGCTGACGTTCCTAATGGTGATGTATTTTCAACAAACATTCCAGAGGACGGAGTATTATTTCCAGGCGGAATGAAAGTTTCTACAATCACAAACATAGACGCAGCTACTATATTCATCGATAAGTAAGGTTAAAAAATGGCTACATCAGGCACTACAGCTTTTGACCTTGACATAGATGAAATAATTCAAGAAGCATACGAAAGATGCGGAGCGACAGCTAGAACCGGTTATGGTTTAAAAAGTGCTAGACGATCTTTAAATATATTATTTTCTGAGTGGAGCAATAGAGGTCTTCACTTATGGAAAGTAGATTTAGCTTCTGTACCTTTAGTAGAGGGACAAGCGGAATACAATGCAACAAGTGATAGCACTAATTTTCCAAGCAATGTAAATGAAATATTAGAGGCGTATGTCAGAGACAACTCGACTACAACAGCTCCCGTAGATACACCTATCACAAAGATAGATAGATCTGCATATTCATCAATCGCAAATAAATTATCTAAAGGCACGCCTAGTCAATATTATGTAGATAGAACTACATCTCCTAGTATCTTTTTATATCAAACCCCAAGCAGTAGCTTTTCAGGATCTAGTTATTTATTAAAGTTTTATTATTTAAAAAGAATTGAAGATGCAGGAGCCTATACTAATCAAACAGATGTAGTGTATCGTTTTATACCCTGTATGTGTGCAGGTTTAGCTTATTATTTAAGCTTGAAAATAGCTCCCGATAGATCACAAAATTTAAAATTATTATATGAAGATGAGTTAGGTAGAGCTCTTACAGAAGACAGTTCTTCTACTAGCACTTATCTAACACCAAAGGTATACTATCCAGGAACATGACAAATTTTGCAAGAGGTAAATACGCTAAGGCTATATCTGATCGAAGTGGTATGGAGTTTCCATATAACGAGATGGTTAAAGAATGGAACGGTTCTTTAGTTCACGTCTCTGAGTTTGAAGCTAAACAACCACAATTAGAATTACAAGTTCACGGAGCAGATCCAGAAGCTTTACAAAATGCTAGAGTAGATAGGACAGAACCAGGTGTTGCTGTGTTACTAAACATAGATTCTTTTAAAACGGGTAGTGCAAGTTCTTCTACCATAACTGTCACAGAAATTAATCATGGTAGATCTTCAAGTGATACTGTTCGTTTTAGAGATGCAGAAAGTTTTGATGGAATAACAGCGACCAATATTAATAAAGCTGCAGGATATTCAATAACAAAAGTTGATGCCGATACATATACTTTTAGTGTAGACACGGATACGGCAACAACCGGAAATTTAAAAGGAGGGGGCAAAAATGCGTCTGCAGGGCCCGTAACAATCTCACCATGACAATGACTTTTAGTGAATTAAAAACAAATATTAGAAATTATGCAGAGACAGACAGTGGAGTTCTAACTGATGCTGTTTTAAGTGTCATAGTTAAAAATGTAGAAAACAGAATATTTAGAGCTGTAGATTCTGATGATACAAAATTTTATGCTAACTCAGATTTAACAATAGGCAATAGATTTGTGACTGTTCCGTCCGATACTAGAATTATTAGATACGTTCAGTTGACAAACCCTACAACCTCTGATCAATTTTTCTTAGAACAAGTCGATACTTCTTTTTTAGCAGAGTATTTTCCAGACCCGGATAACTCTAGTGATTATGCAACCCCAAGATATTATGCTCATTGGGACTCTGATAACTGGGTTGTGGCTCCAACGCCCGACGCAGCTTACGTAATAACTTTAGCTTATATAAAACAACCAGATACCATAACTACATCTGACTCTAGCACCACCTACATATCTAATAATTTTCAAGATATGTTAATTTACGGGTGCATGGTAGAAACCCTAAAATACTTGAAAGGGCCAGATAATATGGTACAAATGTACGAGGCGTCTTATCAAGAGGGGCTTCAAACGTTTGCGGCAGAACAACAAGGCCGAAGACGCAGAGACGAATACACTAGTGGTGCGATTCGTTTGGACATACAATCACCACAACCGAAAATGAAATAAGGAGACTATAAATGGCTAACATAATACCAGATGCATTCAAATCAGAACTCTTATCTGGCACACATAACTTTGCCAACGGTGGCAATACTTTTAAGATAGCTTTATATACAGACATCTCTGGATATTCCACATCAAGCACTACATATTCTACCACTAATGAAGTTTCTTCTTCAGGTACTAATTATTCTGCTGGTGGAAATGCACTAGATAGTCAGGCCGTTTCAGTTGCAAGTAACACAGCTCTTGTTGATTTTGCAGATGAAGTTTTTTCATCAGTAACTTTATCAGCAGTGGGTGCTGTTATTTATAACGATACGAACAGTGATAAGCTTGTAGTTGTGCTAGACTTTGGAGGAACTAAAACTGCTACTAACGGAGACTTTACTATTCAGTTCCCTGCAGCAGGAGCATCAACAGCTATAATAAGGATTGCATAATAGGCTATGGCTTTAGTTTTAAACGACAGAGTTAAAGAAACTACCACTACGACCGGCACAGGTACAATTAGTTTAGGTGGAGCGCAAACTAATTTTGAAACTTTTGTAGCAGGCATAGGGAATAGTAATACTACTTACTATGCTATTGTTCACAGAAGCAACGCAGAATTTGAAATTGGTTTAGGCACCATAACAGATGCCTCCCCGGACACTCTTGCTCGAACTACAATTATATCTAGCTCGAATAGTGATAGTGCTGTTGATTTTAGTGCTGGTACAAAAGATGTATTTTGTACAATGCCTGCTAGTAAAGCAGTGCATGAAGACGGCAGCTCTGACGTAACTTTACCTAATGATTTAATTTTAGGCTCCGATTCAGCAGTTTTAAAATTTGGTGCAGACTCTGATATTAATATTACACACGTTGCTGATACAGGATTAACTACAAATGGTGATTTTACCGTTGGAGACGATCTTACAGTTTCTGGTGGTGTAATTGATTTAAAAACCAATAGTGGATCTAGAGCTCAATTAAAACTTTACTGTGAGTCAGGTAACGCTCACGCACAAAAATTACAAGCACAGCCTCATTCGGCAGGTGCTACAAATACCTTAACACTTCCAGACGGTAGTGATCAGGAATTGGTGGGAGCAAGTGCTACTCAAACTTTAACCAATAAAACACTAACTTCACCAAAACTAAATGAAGATGTAGCTATTACAGCCACAGCTACAGAGGTAAATATATTAGATGGTGTAACTTCAACAACCGCTGAATTAAACATACTTGATGGTGTCACCTCTACCACAGCAGAATTAAATATTTTAGACGGTGTTACATCAACCGCTGCAGAGTTAAATATATTGGATGGTGTAACTGCTACAGCTACAGAATTAA